CTTCAGCATTATAATTTCTGGGAATGGAAAACGAGCAACGATGAAAGTAATTATAATTTTTACCACGAACTATGAACACAGGAACGATATACGAGCAAATGGATTGGTGGCAACGACAATGGCGGGGTTCATTTGATTTAGGGTTATACCTTGAGATTTGCAGAATAAAAAAAAACGAAAACCAAATACAAAAACCTATGAAACGATATAAAGCAACATTTAAAACTTGGGCGTATGTTGGCGCACCTGTTAAGTTAGAAACACGAATAGTTGAAGCATACGATATTCAGCACGTTAAAAACTTAATACAAAAAAACGACGATATTATTTTAGAAATTAAACAAATAGAAAAATGAATCAAAAAAAAATGTACAGGTGTATAAAACTTATGGAGTATCTTCAAGATAAATCAAGAAATATGAATACAATAGCAAAATATTTAAATGTAAGTATGAGAACAGTTTACCGGTATCTTAAACTTTATGAAGCACTTGGATATAAAGTAAAAAAAGATATGTTTAATAAAGTAAAAATAGAAAAATGAAAACAGCAGTACAAGAAGTATTTAGTGATTTAGAAAAATTGCATCCCAATTTATTAAATGTTTACACAACGGAAGGTAAAGAATTTATTAACCACTTTCATAAATATTTAGAACTGGAAAAACAACAAATAGTTGAAGCACACGGAAACAAATTAAAGAAAAGTAAAGACGAAGGAAATTACGAATATTGGTTTAGTGGCGAAGACTATTACAACAAAACATTTAAAAACACGAAACAATGATAGAACTAATAAAAGAAATAATAGAACAAGACGGACTTGCACAAAAAAACCGAAAACGTGAAATAGTACACAGGCGGATTTATTTGTTCAGGAAGCTACGCGAAGACGGACACACACTAAAAGGAATAGGAAGTTTGTTTAATATGAACCACGCAACTATTCTACACGGTTTAAAAACTTACCAAGATTTAAGCGATACAAACGACAAGATATTTTTACACGACATAGAATACTACAAACTTCTTTTGAGTTTAGAACGTCCAGAACTTGACTTGCGTAAAGAAATAAAAGAAGCAAAGAACTTAAAAGACTTGCGTAAAATTCAATTAAGAATAAAAAATAAATTTTATTAATTCGTGTTTATGTTATAATAATTATTATATTTGCAACTGTACTCGTCTAACATTATAAGTACAAAAGGAATTATTACCCTTGTTTATGAAGTTGAAGTTAGACGCAACGGATTTTACAGGGGTTTTTTTATATAAAAAAATTTAATATGGCTGAAGAAAAAAAAGGGTTTATATTGTATAGTGACATAATACATACAATAGAAAAATTAACAGACGAACAGGCGGGAAAATTGTTTAAGCATATTTTAAAATATGTAAACGATGAAAACCCAACTTGCGAAGACTTAATAACGGAAATAGCATTTGAACCAATTAAACAAAGTTTAAAACGTGACTTGTTAAAATGGGACGATAAGAAACAAAAACGTAGTGAAGCAGGAATAGCAGGAGCAACAAAAAGATGGCAAAATATAGCAAACGATAGCAAACGCATAAAACCGATAGCAAACATAGCTGTAAGTGTTAATGATAATGTAAATGTAAATGTAAAAGATATATATAGGAGCTTCGCTCATTTGTCTATTTCTGAAGACGAAGTAAAAAAGTTATTAGATAAACATACAATTACACAAATAAACAACGTATTAAACGACATTGAAAACTATAAGCAAAATACTAAATATAAAAGTTTATATTTAACGGCTGTAAAATGGCTACAGAAAAACGAACCAACTTCCGAAGGTATTTCACCAGAAGAAATAAAAGCAAGAAAATATGGATATATTAACTAACGGTTCAGCACTTGATTATTTATTGAACTACAGAGACGGTAAAATAAAACACGGACTGGAACTTGGAAACGGACTTGATGACTATTTAAAATTTAAACGTAAACAAGTAAACATAATTTTAGGACACGACAACGTAGGTAAAACTTATTTTATAAATTGGTATTTTTTAGCACTTGCACTTAAACACAAATTAAAGTTTATAATCTGGAGCGGTGAAAATCAACACGGACAAATTTTGCGAGACTTAATACAAATGTATGCAGGAATAAATTTTAAGCAATTAACCCACGATGAAATAAGAAAATATTCAGCATATTTAGAACAATATTTTACATTTGTTAAAAACGACCGCCTGTACAAACACGAAGAACTATTTAAAATATTTGAACAAAGCGAATGTGATGTTGCACTAATAGACCCATTTACAGGTTTAGACCGAAATATGACTTACGAAGGTAACTATCAATTTATGAATGCAGCAAGACAATTTGTAAACAAAACAGGAATGACAATTTACATAAACACGCACCCGAATACTGAAAGCGGAAGGAGTTCTAATATTTATACTGAAGGAGACTTTAAAGGACATTTAAAAGCACCGTTAAAAGACCACGTTGAAGGTGGCAAAGCATTTACAAATAGATGCGACGATATGATAGTAGTTCACAGACTAATTAAGCACGATGTTATGAAATTTGTAACTTGGGTTTCTACTGAAAAAATTAAAGACGTAGACACAGGCGGAAAACACACTGGACTAAACGACCCTGTTTATTGCGAATATAATTACGGATTAGGTTTTAAAGTTTACGGAAAAGACGTAATTTCGGAATTTAGACCAACAACAAAAACTAACTTAAATATTTTTTAAAATGGAACTTGACTTATTGAGCAGTAGAATAAACTTAAACCACACTTGTTTAAAATTACAAGTAAGCATTGAAGACATAAAGACGAAACATCCAAACCGAACAGATTTAATAACTTCAATGGAGCAAAGTTTGTACGAAATAAAAAAAGCAATGGTTGTTTACCAAACGTTAGAAAAAGAATTTAGAGTAACAAGACAAATAAATTTTGACCTTCAGCATATAAATTTAGAGTTGAAACAGGACGTAAAAGACTTAAAAAAAATAATAGAATTTAACAACGCGGAACTTTGAAAACACGAACTAAAAAATGTTTTAACTGCAAAGAAGAATTTACACCGTTCAGCACCTTACAAAAGTTTTGTTTAAAAAACGAATGTATAAAAGCAATGGTTGAAATACAAAAGTTAAAGGAATGGAACAAGAAGAAAAAGAAATTAGTTGAAAATTTAAAAACTGCAAACGATTATTTAAAAATTGCTCAACAGGTGTTCAATAAATTTATTCGTGTTCGTGACGCTGGACTAAATTGTATTTCGTGTAACAAACCTTGTAAAAAAGAAAATGCAGGTCACTACTATTCACAAGGTGGACATAGTAACGTAAGGTTTAACGAAGACAACGTACACTTGCAATGCGAAGCTTGTAACACTTATTTAAGCGGTAACTTACTTAACTATCAAATAGGCATAGAAAAACGAATAGGAGCGCAAAGGTTAATGGAGCTTCAGGCGAAAGCACACGATGTTAAAAAATGGACAAAAGACGAACTAAAAGAATTAATAGAAACATATAAACAAAAACTAAAATGTATTTTAAAATAACACCAGAACAATTAGAAAAAGCAAAACACCGAAATACGTTTGGTATATTAAAAAATTCAATAGAAAACGGAGAAGGAAATTATTTAGGTTCAGTTGGTGAAGTTGTTTTAATAGACTACTATAAAAGTAAAGGAGTAAAATTTGAAGACGGACAAATTTTTGATTACGATTTTATAATTAATGATTATAAAATTGATGTAAAAACCCAATCAATGAAATATAAATATGAACCTAAACCATATTTTACTTGCCATATTCCAAACTTCAATATAAAACAAGATTGCGATTTTTACGCTTTTATGTTTATTAATTTAGAAACAAACGATGCTTATTGTAAAGGAATGATTAGAAAAAAAGATTGGAAATCAGTAGCAAAACTAAAAAAGCAAGGGGAAATGGGTCGCATAAAACCTTTTAAATGCGACACTTGGATTTGTTTAATTAGCGATTTATCAAAAATAAATTAAAAAAATAGTTGTTTATTAAATAACTTTATTTATATTTGCATATATTATTAACTTAAATTATTTAACTATGAAACATTTATTTAAAAGTTTAGCAGCGTTCCAACAAGAAGTTCCTGTTATTCACAAAGCAACACAAGGTTACGGTTACACTTACGCAGATTTACCGAAAATTTTTGAAGTAATTAACCCACTACTAAAAAAACACGGTTTAGGGTTTACGCAACTAATTAACGGAACACAAATAGCAACCTGTTTATTTCACGTTGAAAGTGCTGAAAGTATTGAAAGCAAAATTGACATACCACAAGGAGTAATTTTAAAAGGAATGAATGAATTCCAAGTTTTAGGAAGTGCAATTACTTATTTGCGTAGATATGCTTTAAGTTCAATGCTTGGTTTAGTTACGGACAAAGACACAGACGCTTCTGGAGAACAAGTAAAACACGAACCAAAAAAGTCTACAATAGACAACGCAAGGTTTCAAAAAGCTATTGACGCAATTAGCAAAGGAGAATATACAGTTGAAGAACTAACAACAAAGTTTAGTTTAACACCTGCACAATTAAAAACGTTAGAAGTATGAAAATACGTTGTTCAGCATTGGGGCGGTTAATGACCGCTCCACGCACCAAGACCGAGACATTAAGCAAAACAGCAAAGTCTTATATTCAAGAATTGGTATTAGAGAAGAAATTCGGCATTAAGAAGGAATTTAGTTCACGTTACACGGACAAGGGTTTACAATGCGAAGACGAAGCAATAAGTCTAGTAAACGATGTTTTAGGTTTAGGGTTTATATTTAAGAACGAAGAACATTTTAACAACGAATGGATAACAGGAACACCTGACGTAAACACGAATGAAATTTTACTTGATATTAAATGCAGTTACGAAGCGCATACTTTTCCGTTCTTTGAAGACGAAATACCTACAAAAGATTATTACTATCAATTACAGGGTTATATGTGGCTTACGAATAAAACTGAAGCACTACTTTGTTATTGTTTAGTAAACACACCTTTAGAAATAGTTGAAGACGAAATTAGACGCGAACACTGGAAACATTTTAAAATTGACGAAGACGCAGAAATTAGAGAATACGTAGAAAAAAAGCATAACTTTGACCATTTGCCAGAACAAACAAAAGTAAAAGTCTTTAAAATAGAACGTGATGAAACTGTAATTTGGGAAATACAAACAAAGGTTGAAGAAGCAAATATTTATTTTAACAGTTTAATTGAAACAATATGAAAGAGAAAACACTAGCAACAATTATTACAATTTTAGTTTACACCTTTGCAATAGTAGGGTTTACAAGATTAATAACTTGGTTGATATGACACCACAAGAAAAGGCAAAAGATTTATACGATAGTTATTGGTATTGTTTATTCCAATCTAATATAGAAAAAAGAAATTATTGGAGCAAACAATGTGCATTAATAGCAGTTGATGAGATTATTTTAGAAATGGATAATGTTATGTTGCCTAATCCATTTAAACAGTATTGGAATGAAGTTAAACAAGAAATAGAGAAGCTATGACACCAAAAGAAAAAGCCGAAGACATTTTAGATAAGTGTTACGGAGTAGAAGTAGAATCTGTTTATTTTGGAGTTAA